AGTGTGGATCTGGTGGCAAACGCACCAGCAGGCCAACAAAGAGCAGGAACGGCTGCGGGAGACGATCGGCAAGGCCTTCAAGGCCACCCGCGAAAACAACCGTACCGTCCGCAACGAGCTGATGGAAATGCAGCAGCAGTACCACGAGACCCAGAAACAGCTCGTGGGCGTCATGAACCGCCTCGAAACCAAACTCGACAAGCTCGACCAATAGCATGCAAAACGAAGTTCAGGAGCTGAAGGGAAAGAAGGCCGACAAAGAAAAGCGGCTGGAAGAGCTGCGGACGAAGGCCTCCAGCCAGCTGGTGCAGATCCGGCGCGCGCTGGGCGGGCAGTATGTCGAGGACATCCTGGAGGTGGACGTCGAAGAGGCGGACCTGATGATGCAGGACCTCAAGGAGACGGTGCGGGAGGCCCGCCTGCTGGCCGAGCAGATCGAGGAAATCGACGGCATTCTCGACACCTAACGCGCCTGCTGTGCGCACCGCGCTCAAGAGGTGTTCAACGCTATGTGATTTTGGCCCAAGTGTCCGGCCCATAGCTCGGCACCTCCAGCAGATGCCTCGCTCAGAGGAGCGCTCTCGGCCTCACAGAGCCTCTAGTCATGGACTACACGACGAGCCTCCAGGTCCAGTACTACGACCGCGCCGAGCGGCTCTACGTCGAGGACGGCCTGAGCCCCCGCGCCATCGCGCTCACGCTTCGAGACGAGGACGGGGACGACGCCCCGTCCCGCCGCACGATTTATAACTGGGCCGAGGATGGGGGCTGGGACGCGGCGCGGCGCAAGTGGCACCAGGCTGGGGCTGACATCCAGGAGGGCCTGGTGGACGCGATCCGCATGGCGATCAAAAACGCGATCGCGAACCCGAATCGGGACACCTTCTCCGCGCTGAAGAACGCCATGAAAAGCGCGGAGATGTTTCAGGAGCTGCGGTCGGTGGAAGAGGCGATCACGCAGCTTTCCGACGGGGCCGCGGAGGAGGAGCCCGATGAAGTCGAGGATGCGGCCTACGAGGTCGTCCGCAAGGCCATCGAAGGGTAACAGCGAAATTCACCTACGAAGAGCATTTACAGCGATCACTTAGATATGCCAGAATGTGAGTGCAACTATCATCTTGGGCTCGGGCCTAACCTCGAATGTCCAGTCCATGGTGAAGAAAACAGACTTCAACTTGGGGTCCCACCACATGACGAAGAGCGATCTTCCTCAGGCATAATGCAGGGTTACCCTGTGACCATAGGAGAGCTGAAAGAGAAGCTGAACCAGTTTTACGACGATCAACCGATTGCGGGGCACACGACCGATGGGGATGGAAATTACTTCTTGTACCCTGTCGATGTACTAAAGATGCCTGGTAACAACGACAAAGTGCTGATTGATCTTACGCCTGCTAAGGTAGCAAAGTAACCGAACAGATTATAACCAAACTGGCTATATGACGGGCGAGCCGCATTTACTCCCATACCAGCAGGCGTGGGTCAAAGACGACGCCGACATCAAGATCTGGGAGAAATCCCGCCGGATCGGCGCCACCTACGCCCAGGCCTACGAGGACGTCCGCGACGCCATCGAAAACGGCTGGAAGGTGTGGTTCTCCAGTGCCGACGAGTCGGCCGCGGAGGAGTACATCGATTACTGCGCCCACTGGGCCGGGGCGTTCGACGCCGCCTTTGAGGAGATGGGGGAGACCCTGATCGACGAGGACAAAGACGTGAAGGCCCTTACGATCGAGCTCCCCGGCCACGGGGAGATCAACGCCCTCACCTCCAACCCCAAGCGCTTCCGATCGAAGGGAGGGAAGGCCGTGTGGGACGAGGCTGCCTGGCACGAGCACCCCGAAGAGATGTGGGACGCCTTGGAGCCGGTTACCATGTGGGGACACCCCATGCGCATCCTCTCAACCCACAACGGCAAGCGCTTTTTCTATCACCTGACCCAAGACGTGCATGCGGGCCGAAAGCCCGGCTCCGTGCACACCGTCGACATCGAAGAAGCCGTACAGCAAGGCCTCCTGGACCGGATCAGGGGCCGCCCGGTCACCGAGGCGGAGAAAAAAGAGTGGCTCGATCAGCGCCGGGCCCGCTGCCGCTCGGAGGAGCAGTGGAAGCAGGAGTACATGTGCAAGCCGGTCGACGAGGCCGACGCGTTCCTCACCTACGACATGATCGCGGTCGTCGAGGACGGCGGCGTCCTCTGGAGCGGCGATCCGCGCTCGCAAGACGTGGAGGGGGAGCTCTATCTCGGCTTCGACGTCGGGCGCCGTGACGACTTGTCTGTGATCTGGATCGCCGAGAAGGTCGGCCCGATGCGCTTCACGCGGGGCGTGCGCGTCATGGAGAAGACGCCGTTCCGGGCCCAAAAAGATGTGCTTTGGAGCTACTTAGAACACCCCGAGCTCCGCCGAGCCTGCATCGACGAGAGTATGATCGGTATGCAGATCGCGGAGGAGGCCACCGCTGACTTCGGCCGCCACCGCGTCGAGCCGGTCACCTTTACTAATCTGGTCAAGGAGGAGTTGGCGTACGACCTCCGTCGCCAGGTCGAGGACAAGACCCTCGTGCTCCCCGAGTCGCAAGCGATCCGGGAGGACCTGCACTCCGTCAAGAAAAGCACGACCGCGGCGGGCAACATCCGCTTCGACGTCCAGGGAAATACCGACGGCCACGCCGATCGCTTCTGGGCCGCCGCCCTTTGCGAGCACGCCGTAAGCGAGTACGAAGGCCCCATCCGCGTGGGCAGCCGAGACGTTGGCCGCCCCTCGACGGTGACCGCCGGATTTACGGGCGACACCGATTTTTCGAATTACCGCTAATAGGTCTCCAGGCTCATGACCATTACCAAGCTCAAAGACAGACTGCGCGTCATCAGCCACTCGATCGACGCGGACGGGGTGGTCGGCCCCATCGACCTGCACGACTACACGGAGGCGAGCTACCACCTGGCGCGGAGCCACTATGCGGAAGGCGCGGTGGCAAGCTACCAGCTCTCGGCGCTGGCCTTTGCCGACGGGGCCGTTTCGGTGGAGGTCACCAACGACCCCAACCGGTCACACTGGCATCAGATCGACCGGCACACGGCCCAGGCGGTCAAGGAGCTCCCACAGGGCGTAGAGGCGGTGCGCTTCATCCTCAACGGGCGCACCGCGGGCACTCACTACATCCACGTCTACCGCATCGAGCGTTGACCCCATGGGCATTTGGTCCTCCATTCGACACCATTTTGGCTTTTCCCACCAGGACGTGCCGGACACCCGCGAGGTCCCCTCCACCGAAGAGATCGCCACGCGCCGAACCCGGCAGCTGAACCGGCTCATGTCGTGGCTCCCGACTCCGGACAGGATCCTGGCCGATACCGGAAAACACATCCAGCACCTGCGGGAGCTTACGTACGACGACCAGGTCTTTGCCGCGCTTCAGTATCTCTACGGCGCGCTCCGCAAGCACGAGTGGGAGCTCGTGCACGAGAGCCAGGAAGAGGAGGTGGCTCTGGTGACCGAGTGGCTAGAGCGCTTCGACTGGGACCGCCTGGACAACGAGCTGCTGCAGGGGCGCCTCTTCGGGTACCAGCCCCTGGAGGTGATGTGGGCCGAGGAGGCAAGCCAGTGGCGCACGACCGAAGTGAAGGCGAAGCCCGCCGAGTGGTTCGCGTTCGACCCCGAGAACGAGCTGAAGATGCGGGGCAACCTGCACTCGACAACCGACCTCGAAGACGTCCCCTGGGGCAAGTTCATCCTCGCCCGCAACAAGCCCAGCTACAAGAACCCCTACGGGCAAAGCGTCCTGAGCCGGTGCTTTTGGCCTGCAACCTTCAAGAAGGCGGACATCCGGTACCTCATGACCTTCCTGGAGAAATACGGGATGCCCTGGGCGGTCGGCAAACACCCGCGAGACGCGAGCGACGAAGACATTCAGGGCCTGCTCGACATGCTCGCCGACATGATTCAGGACGCTGTCGCCGCCGTCCCCGACGACTCGTCCGTCGAGATCAAGGAAGGGGACAAAAAGGGGAGCTCTGAGACCTACACCGACGTCGCCCGCTTTTTCGACCAGAAGATCGACAAGGTGCTCCTCTCCTCTGAGCTCGTGACCAGCTCGGGCGAGCACGGCACGCACGCGCTCGGCTCGGCCCAGATCGAAGGCGTGGCCGGGGCGGTCGTGACGGACCTGTGCCGCATGAAGGAAAACACGATGGAGCAGCTCCTCCACCGGGTCTGGCATTTTAACGGCTTCGACGGGCCGGTGCCGTCGTTCAACTGCTACCTAAAGAGCGAGGCCGGGAAGGACCACGCCGAGCGCGACGCCACGCTCGCGAAGGCGGGCGTGCAGTTCAAGGAGCCCTACTTCGAGCGCCGCTACAACTTCGACGAGGACGAGTTCGAGGTCACCGAGCCCTCCCAAGGCGGCCCCTCGCAGGGCGGCGGCCCAGCCCAGCTGGCCGGTCGGGGCTCGGCCCTGCACTTCCGGCAGGCCGGGCAGGAGGAGGTGGGGGGCCTCGTGGAGCAGGTCATGACCCAGGACGAGACGAACCAGGAGCTGATGGAGGAGCTCCTGGAGGAGCCGATGGAGATGGTGCGAGGCGGCGAGAACCCCCAGCAGATCATGCAGGCCCTCGCGGCCCGCTTCCCTGAACTGGACGCTTCCGCCTTAGAGGAGCGCCTTCGCAGCCTCTTCTTTGCGGCGGAGATGTGGGGGCGCCTGTCGGAAGACGAGGACGAGACTCTGAACGAATAGCCTCAGCCTATGGCCGAGGACGTAGACCTGACTGCACTTATCGGCCGGGAGCCGGAGGAGATCGTCTCCTACTTTGAGTCGAAGGGCTTCGAGATCTCCTTCCGGTGGCAAGACGTCTGGCAGGACGCCCACAAGCGGGCCTTTACCGTCGCTGGCGTGACCAAAGCCGACGTCCTGAAGACGATCCGCTCAAGCGTCACCGACGCGCTCTCGGAGGGAAAGACGCTTCGTGAATTTAAGAAAGACCTAGAGCCGAAGCTGCGGGAACTTGGGTGGTGGGGGGAGCGGGAGATCATCGACGAGGAGACCGGCGAGGTGCGCACCACCGAGCTCGGGAGCCCGCATCGCCTCCGCACGATCTACCGGACCAATCTGCAGACCTCGTACATGGCCGGTCGCCACCGGTCCCAGCAGGACAATATCGACCGTAAGCCCTACTAGCGCTACGTGGCCGTCCTGGACCCGAGCACGCGCCCGAGTCACGCAGAGCGGCACGGCACGGTCCTCCGCGCCGACGATCCGTGGTGGGACGAGCATTACCCGCCGAACGGGTGGGGCTGCCGGTGCCGCGTGCAGTCCTTGTCCGAACGGCAGGTCGAGGGTCGCGGCCTGGACGTCCAGGAGGGCTCCGACATCGGCTCCTTCGCCGACG